ACCCCACCAGGCGGCTATTCCGGCCCGGTGCGCGTCACGTCCTGGTGAGGCCTGTCAAACTCGGCGGCGCGCGGAAGCCCGTACTGGCAGGATCGCCCCATGCTCATTTCGCCCCGCCCGGGCACCGACCGGGACAACCTCCTCCAGACCCTGCGGTCCGTGCACACCAGCGCCTCCAACGAGCACGGCCGCGGCTACGACAACGCCTACAAGCGGCTGCTGGGATATCTGGAGTGGGCGATGGGCGCAGCCCGGCTGCTGCGCAACCAGATCAGCACCGAGGACCTGCACGCCTTGGTACTGACGAAGGGCCACGACACCCTGCTGAACGGCATCGGCGACCTCGAGGGTTCACGACGGGAACGCCTGGTGAACCTGCTTGTCGACCAAGAACTCGCCGAGCGCACCGAGGCACTCGAGGCCACAGTCAACCTGCTCCAATCACTGAGGCACCGCTGGCCAGGACACGAACGGTTCGTTGTCGCCGACCCCAGCTTCTACATCCAGAACGAGATCAAGCTGGCCGACGTCGACCTGCACCAGGTGCTCGGCATCCGGGAAGAGGCCTTCATCCGGCTGCTGTTCCCCATCGTGGTGGTCGACGAGCTCGACGGGCTGAAGGACGCGGGCAAGCCGCGGCCCCGGTGGAGGGCAGCCCACACACTCGGCCTCCTCGACGGGGTCCTGAACGGCGACACCGAAGGTGTTCTGCACCCCGGAACCTACGACCCCAGCAACGGGGAGACCCTGGGTAAAGTCATCGTGGAAATCGTCCTCGATCCTCCCGGGCATGTCCGCCTACCGCTGGCCGACGACGAGATCGTCGACCGGGCGGTCGTCCTCCAAGCCCTCGGCGGCCGCGACGTACGTCTGCTGACGTGCGACACCAGCCAGCACACCCGCGGCTGCGCGGCCGGCCTGCAGGTGACGAAGGTCGCGACGAAAGACCCCGGCCCCGAGCCCGACTGGGAGGCCGAGGGCAAGCCGGGGACCGGCGTACGGGCGCAGCGCCGCGCCAGGCAGGAAGCCAGGAACGGCAGTTCCGCCGAGGCGCCCGCGAACTCATGACCCGGCAGGCCCGGCCTCCTTGACGGCTGCCTTCCCGATCTGCGCGAGCGGGTTGTTCTCGCCCTGGGCGTCGTCCTCGTCTACGTAGCCGATCAGCGCTTTGGACTGGTCGTCCCAGCCGCCGTGCCGGCCGATCTGCACGATGTCGACGCCCGCGGTCCGGGCCGACTTCACGAAGCCGCGGCGGGAGGAGTGGGAGCGCCACCGGCCCGGCAGCCCGGTCCGCTCGATGGACCGCTGGATGACGTCGGAGGCGGCCTCGGTCGTCAGCCGTCCGTCCTCGGCGCCGATAGGCTCACCGCCACGCTGCATCTCCGGGTTGAGGTAGCCCCAGCGGTCCATGCGCAGGAACAGGGGGCCCACGGTGTGTCCGTTGTCGGCGAGGGCGGCAACCAGGGCGCGGACCGCGCGGACGGCGCACAGGTCGGGTTCGGGGTCGAGCGGAATGTCGGGGGTCTGCCACATCTTGCGCTTCTTGCGGTAGACGCGGACCTGCAGACCGCCGTCGGGGAGATCGGTGAAGCTGTCCGGCCAGTTCAGCGGCACGAGTTCGCTGCCGCGCGAGGCCAGCGCGTGACCGAGCAGCATCAGGGCGGCGTCCCGCTTCCCTGCCAGGGTGGTGCGGTCCAGCTCACCGAGCGCGGTGCGCAGGACGGTCCGGTCGGCGGGGCTCGCCTTCTGCGGGCGGGCGGCCGGGTCCTGGGCGAGGGCGAGCTGCTCGCGGTAGCCGGCCACGACCTTCCGGGCGCCCATGGTGTCCGGGGGCCGGTACCCGGCGGCCCGGTGGGAGGAGCGGATGGACGCGATGACGCGGTCCATCGTGTTCGGTCCGTACGGGCGTCCGGTGCGCGGCCGCGGAGTGCGCTTCAGGTAGGAGAGGTACTCGGTGACGGTCTGCGGCGCAGCCGGCAGCGGGCGGCGGCCGACGGACAGGCACCATGCGGTGAAGCGGTCCATGTCGCCCTTGTACGCCTTGGTGGTCTCCTCCGGGATTCCGGCCTTGACATCCTGCTGGGCTTCCTCGGACAGCCAGGCGTCCGGGTCCTCTTCCGTCAACGGGACGGCGGGGGCCCGGTCTTCGGGGATGGCGGGCAGCCGGTCGTCGACCAGCTCCGCGTCGACCACCTCGTCGCGCATGCTCACGGCCGCCAGTTCTCCTTGTAGTCCTGGTGCGTGGCGTACTCCAGCGCGTGCAGTTTGATGACGTCCATGTAAGCGACGGTGGCCACCTGGGAGTTGTCGTGGTCCCAGTTCATCTCCTTGCCGCGGAGGGTCTGGCCCAGTGCGGCTTCGAACATGTCCAGGGTGGCTTCGATCGCGTCCAGGTGAGCTTTGAAGCGTCCCAAGGGGACGAGGGCTGTCGTGCCGCCGCCGGTGCCGATCTGGTGCTGTGCCCCTGTGATGACCGGACAGTGCACGGCGTCCAGCGTGCTACGGTCGTCGGCGATGCGTTTCCGGAGGAAGGTGGTGAGGTCGTCCACCGCGGGTGGGCCGGACGCGGCAATGACGCGGTGGGCGATTTCGGCCTCGTTCACGGGTGTCTCCCCTGCCTCGGATGATCGCTCTACAGAAGGAACATTACTTGGAGCCAGCGTGCGCATTGCCTCCGAAACAGCGATACCCCCGCACGGTGGCGGGGGTATCGGCTAGGCGTTCCGAGTGATGCCGTACGGATCCCACGTCGGCTGGAAGTCGGAGTGCGTTGCCCACCGGCGAGCCACCAGCGCCAGGTAGTGGAACGGCATGGACGGGTCGTCGCCGTGCGAAAGTTCCGACTGTGCGACGCCCTTGATGTAGACGGCGAGGTCGAGAAGCGACTGGAAGGCCCTGCCTTCTTCCGAGTCGTACCGTGCAGCGTCGCGTAGCGGACCAACCCGGGCCTGGATGAAAGCGACGAGGGCGTCGATGTCTTCCTGCGAACGAGGCGGTTCAGGCGTGTACTCGGTCTGATCGGTCACGGCATGTGAGCTTATCGGGAACCAGAGCGCGTGATCCCGGCGCCGAACTACTAGTCCGGGACGAAATGGGAGACCAGTAGTAGTTCTGGGAGATGACTGACCGTTTCGATCAGTTCGATTTTTCGTCAGGAACGATCCTAAGCGCGGACCGTTCCTGACGACCTGCTCCTTCGACGTTCAGGACGGACGTCCCATCGTCCAGCCCTGAACTTCCTGAACCCGGACCCGCCACAACGGCGACTCCATGCCCTGAACGACGTCACCGTCCAACGTCCCCCGGTAGTTCGTGACCACCCGCGCGTTCTTCAGGTGTGCGAAGTACAGCGGGTCCTCGTCCCCCCGGGGACCGGTCTCCTCGCTGACGCTCTTCAGGAACTTGCCCACCAGGTCGGCGCCGTCGCCGACCTCCGCCATCCACCTCTCGAAGGCGGCCACCCACTGGTCATGACCGATCAGGTCACCGCACACCAGCGTTCCCCCGACCAGGAGGCTGACCGAAATGGAAGCCTGCTTTTGGTCCTCCAAGTCCAGGAACTCCAACAGCGCGTCAAAGTAGAGGTCCCGGTACGCGCCCACGGCCGGCTGAGAGGTCTTTTCACTCATTGTGCTTCCCCGCTGTGCAGAGTCCCGGCGGGCCCTGTGCCCCCAGCCGACTCGGATGCATCAACGGTATCCCGCCCCACTGACAACGCGGCGTAGCTACTTCTTCGCCTGCAGCGCGAGGACGGGGGCGTGGCAGAGGACGCAGAGCGGGCTCGCCTTCTCGCCGTACCTTCGGGTGGGGTGGCCGCAGCCCGCGCACGGGCCGACCTGGGCGGGCGCGCACGTGGGCATAGGCGGAGCGGGAGGACTGGTCATGCCGGGATCATCTCACTCACCGGTCCTCGATCTTCAGATAGATCGACCGCTCAGCGATCAGCCCGCTGGTGGTGGTGATCTGGCAGACCACCGCGCTGACGTCACCGAGCGCCCCGCCTGATACCCGCTGGGTGACGACAGAACCGTTCACCACCGGTGCCCCGACAGCCGTGAGCCCATCATTCGCAACGACCGTTGCTTCGCTGATGGTGTCGCCTACTTCCGCGAGCCAGAGCGTCCAGTCCCAGGTGTAGTCCAGCAGCTCGGAGGGGTCTTTGGCGAAGGTGGTGGACATGCCTACCTCACTGTCAGGGTGCGGTGCTCGGCGGGGACGACCATCCGTCGGCGCTCGGCGGGGACGGCGACCAGCCGGTCCTCGGCGGGGATCTGGACGGTGCGCTGGGGACTGGGCACGACGGTGCTTTGCCTGGCGATCGGGCGTGCCGTGGAGACGTCGATGGCCGGCGTCAGGGTGGCGGTCTTGAAGCCGGTGAGCGGTAGCGCCGTCTCGATCACGCTGGCGGTGGACAGCGTCACGACCGGGGCGGCCGGGGTGAGCGGTTGCGCTGCCTCGACCTCGCCGGCAATCCCGAGAGCGGCTGTCTTTTCCCCGGCGACGGGCTGGGCGGTGCTCTCCTCCGTGGCGGGCGGGAGGGCGGCGCTCTTGGCGCCGGTGAGGTCCTGCGCCGATGCGGCTTCGACCGCGGTGGGGAGCGCGAGCGACCGGGTGCCCGTGAGTGCTTGCCCGGCCTCGGTGGCTGTGGCAGTGCTGAGTTCGCTCGTCTTGCTGCCGGTCGGGATCTGCGCCGTCTCCACGACGGTGGCCACGCCCAGCGTTGCCGTCTTGACGCCAGTGAGGGGCTGGGCCGTCTCCAGTACAGAACCTGGGCCAAGCGTTGCCGTCTTGGTGCCGGTGAGGGCCTGGGCCGTCTCCACCGCAGCGCCTGCGCTGAGGCTGGTGGTCTTCGCCCCGGTGAGCGCTTGGGCGGCTTCGGATGCGCTGGCCAGCGTGAGGGAACTGGTCGTTCCCGTGGTCACGTCGGCTGCGGAGAAATCATCGAAGCGGAGCGCGGACACGGACTCGGCTCGGATACCGACGCTCGTTCCGGTGGCCACGTTGGTGTCCGTGACGCTGACCCTCTGGACACCGTTGACAAAGCCCTTGATCGTCGTGCCGACGACCTGGAGCTTGGCGACGTCGCCCGAGACGGCCGCTGCGGCGTAGCTGCCGATGCTGATGAACGAGCCGCCGACGACCGCGAACAAGGTCCAGTTCGAGCCGTCATTACGCCACAAATAGCCGCTCGTGATGTTGCTGTTGCCTCTGCACCATATGCCGTGGCTGACTGCTGCGGTGACAGCGATCGTCGTCTGCACGTAGTGGTCGTTGCTGGCCATCGCTCCGGCGGCGCGGAGGATGATGGTGCCGCCGGCCGAGCCCGAAGACAGTCGGTTGGAGACGATCGACCAGTCCCCCGACACCTCGACCCAGCCGGCGCCCAGGCTGGAGCTGTCCGACCGGTTGAAGTCGTCGGTGAAGGTGGTCACGGGCTATGCCGCCGAGGTGACCCGCGCGAAGTCCGCGACCGTCAGGGTGAAGTTGTTGCCGTCCGGGGTGAGGGTCACGTCGTGGAGGCTCAGCGGCACGATGCTGGAGTCGGTCCCCGTGGTCGTGTCCGGGTCGAAGCAGATCAGCAGCTTCGAGATCGCGTTGCCCGAGGCCGCGGTCCACGTCTGGTCGGCGAAGTCCAGGGCGAGCCGGTCATTCGTGTCGTCGACGGTGGCAGTGCAGGCGGTAACCGTCTTCCTGCCCATGGTCGTCTGCTCGTTGGTGGTGCCGGACAGGAACGCTGCGAGGTCGTCTTTGTCGCGCAGGACCGAGTCCGTTTCCAGGCCCGAGGTTTCGATGGGGACGAGGATGAGTGCGGCGTTTCCGACGCCGACCTGTTCGGCGTACCGCTTCAGGTAGCCGAGCGCGATGTTCAGGACGATGTTGGCCATGGTCACTCCAGTTCTTGCGGGTCGATGCGGCGTTACGGGCTTGGGGCCGAGGAGGTCGACGGGGTCGGGGTGGGAACGGTGGCGCAGATCTTGTCGGCGGCCGTACGGACGGCGCCGGACAGCTTCGCCTGGGCGTCGTCGCGCATTACCGCCCACAGGGCGCAGGTGAGTTGCTGCTGGTCGGTGCGCTGGGCGAGGCCGGTGGTCTGCCCGGATCGCAGGGTGGCGAGGCGGTCCTGGGCGCGGGAGTTCTGCCAGATCAGTAGGACGGCCAGGATGAGCATGGTGGCCAGCACGACAGCGATGACGGGGGTGGTGTCATGCCGGGGGCGGCGCAGGGGAATCGGTGCGGCCACGATGGCCTCCTCTCTTCAGGGGGCTATCAGGCCGAGGAGGCCGGACAGCAGGGACGTGTCGGTCGGGGTGGGGGATGCGGTCGGGGTGGGGCTGGTCGTGGGGGTGCGGCGGCAGACGAGGGTGTCGGGGTCGTCCGGGGCCGGTTGGAGGGTGTAGCCGTCGGGGCAGGTCTGGCCGTCCTTGCCGTCGGCGCCGTTGGATCCGTCCTGTCCGCTGGTGCCGTCGGTTCCCTTCGCGCCGTCTTGTCCTGCCGCTCCGGAGGAGCCGGCGGCGCCCGGCTGCCCGGTGGGGCCGGGTGAGCCGTCCGGTCCCGGAGCCCCAGCGGGTCCGGGCGGGCCGGGCACGGTGGACGTCGGCCCGGGGGAACCGGTGTCGCCCTTCTCGCCCGGTTCACCGGGAAGGCCCGGGGATCCGGTGGCGTCCTGGCCGGGCTTGCCGGACGGTCCGGCGACGGGGTCGCCGCCCAGTTCGCGTACCTGCGCTGCGAGGGCGTCACGGTCCTTGCGCGCTTCGTGGAGCGAGGCGGACAGGTCCCGCATCGTGACGACGATCCACCCCAGCACAGTGATCAGTAAGGCGACGCCGACTACCCAGACCACGTCGGTACGCCGTTTGCGGCGCCTGGACGCCGGACTCTCCCTCACGATGACCCCTTACTGGCCAGGTAGACCTGCAGAAGTAGGAGCAGGAGGGGGGCGACGAGAGCGGTCAGCATGAGCCGTTTGTCGCCTGCTCTACGGGTTTCCAACTCGCGCTGCTCTGTCTGCTTCTGCTGCGCTTCCCGCTCCCGGGCCTGCTCGATCGCGGCGATCCGAGCGACAGCGGCGGCGTGGCGGTCGTCCTGCGCCTGCTGCTGGAGGGCGAGCAGGCTGGTGTCGGCCTTGGTGTCCAGGCGCCCCGCGAGGGTGCGCATGTCCTCCTTGAGGTCGTCGAATCCGGCGTCGAGGCGACGAGCCAGCTCCCCGTTCGTTGGCTCGTCGCCCACGGCAGCGGCTCCTAAATTCAGGCCTGCACCGACCGCACGGCGGCGGCCGGAACGGGGGCGGTGACCTGGGTGCGGTCCCACATGCCGACGACGATGGTGACTGCGGTCAGGACGACGGCCTGCTTCTCCGAGGACCAGTCCAGGCCGAGGCCGACGGCCAGGGCGAGGGCGGCCTGCGCGAAGCCGATCAGCGCGGCGCCGACGGCGTCGTGGGCGATGAGGGCGACCAGAACGCCGACGGCGGCCGCAGCCGCGCCGTTGACCCAAGCCTGGGTGTCGGCGGAGGCGTCCCAGCCGAACGCGGCGGACAGCTTCACGCAGATCGCAACGAGGGCCAGGATGGCGGCGGGCTCACGCCCGAGGATCTTTACCGGGGACACGACGGTCTCCTTCTGGAGGGATGGGGTGGGGCGGGGGGTGGGTCAGACGTTGGGTACGCGAAGGGCGTCCCACGACTTTTTGCCGGGGATGCCGTCGCACTCGGCATCCGTCCAGCCCAGGGCGTTGGCCTTGGAGAATTTTCGCTGCCACGCCGCGTAGGAACGGCGGTCGGAGTTCGTCCAGTTCGGGCCGGGGCCGGAGGCGTACCTGCCGCAGCCCTCGGCGACCAGGCGCCGGCCCATCGCGGTGACGATCGGCGAGTGGCGGCCGCCGTGGAAGAACGCGGCACCGGGGAACGGCTCGGTCGACGGCCTGGCAGGCTTCGTGGGTGTGGCCGGGGTGGTCGGCTTCGGCGCGGGAGCAGCAGCAGGCTTGCCGGGCACGATGGCGGTGTCGATCGCTCCGGGGTCCCAGTGGTCGTTTCCGGGGACCTGCGCGTGCGCGTAGTGCCCGCCTTCGTTCTGCCACGTGGTCCGCGACCGGGAGCCCTTCGCCGCGGCCGCAGCAGTGGCGGGCGGCTTTCCGGCGGGCCAGACGTCGGGAATGCCGTGCGCGCGCAGAGCGGCCTTCAGCTTCTGGAAGTTCGGCTTCTTCGTCTCGTCGAACCCGTTGGTCCATGGCGAGGCGGCGCGGCCGAGGACCTCGATCTGGACGTTCACCTTGCCCTCGCGGTTGGTGCGCCGGGTGCCGTCGTTCTTCAGGGCGCGCGCGGAGGCGGTGAGCGGGCCGAACTGGCCGATGAGGTCGGAGTCCGGGCAGTAGATGACCTGTGGTTCGGATGCGACGCGGATCAGGTAGGCGGCGACGGACGCGAAGTACGCGGCGCCGGCCGGGGACTCGGTGGTGTGCCAGGTTGCCCGGGGCGGGTTGCCGGGGTAGTCCATGGCGCCGCCGATGGCCTGGCTGCCGAACTTGGTGGCGCCGGAGATGTAGGCCGGGCCCGCCGTGGTACCGCGCGGCAGGTCCGCGCTCTCCTTGACGGCCCGCTTCTTCGCGGCGGGGTCCGGGTCGTACACCCGGTACTCGGGGGCGCCGACGGGGACGTACACGTCCAGGTTGTCGTCGTCGCGGAGCACCATGAAGGCGCCCTCGATGTGCGGGTGGTCCTTCACGAACTGCGGGGAGTCATCCAGCGCGGCGATCGCGCGGACTTCGTCGACGTGGGCCTGGTCGCAGGTGCCCAGGTAGACGGTCTCCGTGTGAAGTTCGGGGGTGTCCGGATCGGGGGAGGCGAGGGTGTCGACTGCGACGTGGTACTCGGTCATCGGCTGGCGTCCAATCGGGGCTGGACGAGGTCGATCTCGTCCCGGAGGGCCTGGTAGAGGGCGAGGGACATGCGGAACTCGCCGGCGTCGCCCCAGGAGGCGGACCAGCTGTTGCGTACGCGCAGGACGGTCTGCTCGAGGACCAGGTGGCCGTCCGGGTCGGTGACGGCGGACTCGAGGGCGGTGATGCACACCTCGTGGCCGCCGGCGACGGGTGAGTCCTGCCAGCCGGGAATGTCGTCGAGGACGGCGTGGGCGCCGGACGGCTCGAAGAACGCCTGGTACCAGGGCATGCCCATCAGTACCGGTCCGGTCTGCAGGAGGGCGCAGAGTTCCGCGGCAGTGGTGGCGTGCCCGTACTGGTCGATGAGGCCACGCGAGCGCAGGGCTTTGGCGACGCCGAGGCCGGAGGAGCCGCAGTCGTCGGAGGGCCACTGCTGGTCCAGCCACTGGTCATGTCGGGTGGCGTCGGAGTACAGGCCGATCGCCCATTCCTCGGCGGCCAGCGGATCGGAGACGTCCAGGCCCTTCGCGGTCAGTGTCTCCGTGTCGTGGAGGACGGAGACCAGCGCGGTGGCGGCGTTGGCGGTGCAGGAGCCCAGAGCGTCGACGTCGGGTGCGCCGGGGGCCAGGAGGCTGGTGCGGATGCCCTGGCCGAGGAGGTCCTGCTGGTCCAGGACCGGAATCTTGGGCTGCCACGCGGTGGGATGCAGCGGTCCGCCGTCGTAGCGGCGCCGGTAGGCGAGGCTGCGCGGGTCCAGCACTAGGTGCCGGCCGAGCTGTCCGGTGACGTCGTACCGCTTGATGTCGAGGTCGGGCACCCGACCCTGCTCCTGCACTCCCCGCGCCTGAGCTGCTGTGTGGCGGACCGCTGTGGTGCGGTCGTCCCTCGGGGTGTGGAGTGTGGGGCGGAGGGTCGCCCGGTGATCTCAGGCTACGGCCTGACGGGGCGTGTGTTGCCCCGGCTCATTCGCCGAGCGGCGGGAGCGGGGTGACGGGGAAGATCTGCTCGTGCCGGGCTGCGGTGACGGACGCGAAGTCGGTGCCAGTCTGGATGAGCCATTCCTGGATGTGGTGGGCGAGGGCGACTTCGTCGACGCGCTGGTTGTCGGACTGCACGTGCACGGTGACGACGGTGGGGTTCTCGTCACCGTTGCTGGTGCAGGTGAGGACAGTGCTGGGGAAGTCCATGATCAGGCCACCCTTTCGAGTGTGAGGTAGGAGTCGAGGTAGAGAGTGGTGGCGGTTGCGTCGCTGGTTCCCTGGGCCCATTGGAGGGCGAACGTTCCAGCGGTGCCACCGACACGGACGGTTGCTTTGACCTGGACGCCGTATCCGTTGGCCGCGATGCCGCCGTAGGTGCGGGGGCTGGCCAGGTCGGTGGATTCGGTTCGGACGGCGTACCCCCAAGTGGAGGATGTGTCCTGCTGAGTTCCTCCGCCGCTTGTCCCGGAGATGACGGTGACGCCGTTTCCGAGGCCCTGCCAGGTGCCGTCCGTTCCGGACGGGAAGGTCCATCCCATCTTGAAGTCGCCGGGCCCAGAGTGCAGGAGGAGGCCTTCCACCGTGTACACGGCTCCCGCGTCCACGGCGAAGGTGATCTGGGTGTCGGTGGCCAGGGTGGTGTTGCTGGTCTTGGTCGCGTTGCTGGTGCGGTACTTGGTCTGGCGGCTTCCGATACCGGAGACGGTCAGGTTCCCGGCCACGGTGGCGTTGCCGTCCTTGTCGACCTTGAACTTGTCGACGGAGTTGTACTGGGCGCGTACCAGGCTGGCGGTGTGCCCGGTCTCGGCATTGACGTAGAGGGCTGCGGATGAGGAGGCGGGTGCGAAGATCTCGAGTCGGGCTTTGTTGATCTGTCCGACTCCCTGCTGGAGCGTCAGGACGGCGTCCTGGGTGGAGTCGGCGGAGTTGCGGAATCCGATGCTTGCCGAGGTGCTGGAGAGGAAGATCCGTCCGCCGAGGTAGACCGAGGTGTCGGAGTCACGGACCCGTTCCGCGCACCAGAAGTCGGTGCCCAGGGCGCTGCCGAAGATGGTGCGCCACTTCATGTCGGAGAAGGCGCCCGCGGTGAAAAGGCCCGAGTTCATGCCGAGGACGGCGGCCGAGCCGGACACGTTGATGACGGCAGAGTTCGTACCTGCCGCGTTCGTCAGCCGCAGGTTCGGGAAGACGTCGTTCGGGTCGAGCCAGAGGATGGCGCCGTTGGTGCCTTTGACCAGCAGGCCGGAGGCGGACAGTTCACCGATCGCGGTGCCGCTCGAGTCGTAGACGAGGACCTTGTTGGCGGAGGACTCGTTCAGGGTGATGCGCTGCCCGGAGGCGGCGGTCTGGATGAGGGCGCCGGTGATGGTGCCGCCCGTGATGGTCTTGCCCGTGATGGCGGTCGCCGACAGGGCGGTCGCGTCCACCGCCCCAGCCGTGATCTTCGCCGCCGTAATCGCACCATCGGCGATGTTGACGGTGTTGACCACACCGGTCGGCAGGGTCTCCACGGTGACCTGGTCGACCTGCATGACGCCGCCGGTGGCGCCCGTCAGGAGCCGGACGACCGGGCGGACGTAGCGGACGTTCGTGTGGACTTTGCCGGGTGATTTCGGGTCCGGGCTGGCCGCGGTGGTGCCGGTGGACGCTGTGCCCTGGACGTAGCCGGTAAACGTGGTCCAGGCGGTGCCGACGCTGACCGTGACAGCGTTCGCGGCAATGTAGTGCTGGCCGGTGACGACGGCGTTGGCGCCGGTGGAGGAGACGCGGGTGGTGCCGTCCGCAGCGATCCCGACCAGGCCCATGGACACGTTCGCGGTGCCCGCGGAGGGCGCGGTGGTGGTGCGGACGCGGGCGGTGACCCGGTACATCGTGTCTGGGTCGTAGGGCGTGTTGACGTTCCGTTCGAGGGTGACCGGCCCGGCAGCCTGGGCGACGGTGCCGCCGGCGGCCGCGTCGGAGACTGCGGTGAGCCAGGTCGGGGTGCCGGCGTCGGAGGTCTGCGTCCACAAGGTGGAGTCGCCCATGGCGTCGACCATTTTCGAGGCGATGGCCTGGGCGATGCCGACGGTCAGGGCGGTCGCGGTGACCGCTCCGGCCTGGATGTTGCCCGCGGCCACCGAGTTCACTGCGAGTTTCCCGGCCGTGACCGCGAGGGCGTTGAGCTCGCGCGCGGTGATGGCGTTCGCGTCCACCGTCCCGGCCTGGACCGCGTTCGCGGCGATGTTGCCCGCTTGCACGCTGTTCGCGGCCAGGTTCCCCGCCTGGACGGCCGCTGCCGCAATGTTCCCGGCCACCACGCTGCTGGCGTCGAGCTTGCCCGCGATGACGGCCCCGGCCGCAATCTTTGCCGCAGTCACGCAGGTCGCAGCCAACTCGTTCGCTGTGATAACGCTCGCGACCAGCTTTGGCGTGGTTATCGCGCCGTCGCTGATTTCGGTGTTCCCCACCGCTCCAGCCGCGATGGCTGCATTCGTGACGGCGTCCGCGGCGATGATGGCTGCCGTGACCGCCGCGTTGGCCAGGGCATCTGTGTCGATGGCCCCGGCCGCTACCTTCGCGGAGGTGACCGCGTCGTCGGCGAGTTTGAGCGTGGTGACGATGCCGTCGAGGATGTCGTCCGCGACCACCGGTGTCGGGCCGAACGGCCCCACCGTCACGGAGGGCGGGGAGGCGGCGCCGGAGGTGTTGCGGGCCAGGAGGCGGACGTAGACGGGGGTGTCGCAGGAGTGGACGACGGTGGCGCCTTGCGCGGTCTCGATCGTGGTGACGAGGGTGGCAGGGACCGGCGTGTAGACGGGGGTGATGGAGGCGTGGACTTCGACGCGCTGCCAGTCCATCGGAATGACCGTGCCGCCCGCGAACAGGCCGTCCCAGGAGACGGTGACTCCGCCGAGGACGGACGCGACGATCGGGTCGGACGGCTGGGGCGGGGGCGGCCCGTTGACCGCTTGGACGCCTACGGTGCCGTCGCCCTGGACGCCGAGGATCGCCCGGACCTGACCGGAGCCGCTGTTCACGGTGACGGCGGCGTTCTCGATGGACGCGCCGTGTGCGAGCCGCTGCCCTTTGCGGACCTGGGCCAGGGCCCGCTCGAGTGCGGCGACCTTCTCGGGGACGGTGGCCATGGTCAGGAGTCCTCCGGCGATCCGTAGTGGAAGCTGTCGGCGCGCCGCAGCGTCAGGACGGCCTGGTCGGGGTTGTCGCCGGGCTGGTAGGAGTCGGCCGTGATGCGCGCCCATCCGGTGTACGACGTCCACTCGTTGTGCACTGCTACCTGGACGTCGTCGCCGATCTGCCAGGACCCGAGGCGGGCGTTGGGGTGGTCGCGGACGGTGATCTGGTCGACCTGGCCCATGATCTGAAGCTTGCGGCGTTCGGCGGTCGCGCGGCGGCCGAGGACGTCGTTGCCGTTGACGGTGGGCAGGGCCAGCACGGTCTCCATGCGGAGGCGGCCGTCGCGGGCGGGGTCGACGGCGAAGCGGGTGGCGGTGCCTTCGCCGCTGCCGGTGGCGATGACGACGTTGGCGTAGTCGTCCCCGGACCGCTTGACCGGCGGCGCGTTGATGATGTTCACGCCGGACCGGAAGCTGATGTCGGTGCGGCGGGCGCCCAGACGCGGGTAGCCGAGCGCGAGGCGCCGGCGGATGCTGCCGTTGGACTGGAAGGAGCAGAGGTTGGTGTACTGCGGGGCGCCGTCCTCGGACACCAGGTCGTCTACCAGCTCGCCCAGCACCGGGGTCTCGTACCAGTAGGAATGCCACGGCTCGGCCGGCGTCCCGGACTTCGCGCTGGACGTGGTGGAGTCGACGACGACGCCGAGGTTCCCGTCCGGCTGCTCCTGCGCGTACGCCCAGATGTCGCGGATGATGTCGCACGGGTCGGCGTACGTGTACGGACCGCGTCCGTTCAGTTCGCCGTGCTCGTCGTGCCGCTTGGTCAGGTACGACGACCAGGACGCGGCCTCGAGCCGGTACTCACCGCCTTCGGCTTCCACGGACCAGACGAGGCCGCCCCAGCGCAGGAACCCGTCCGCTTCCGCGTAGATCAGGGCGACGGCCGGTTCGACCAGTGCAGCGTTCGCGGCGACCCAGTGCGGGGCGAGGGTGGCGGAGAAGCTGCCGGGGCCGTTGAGTTCGTTGCCGAACTCCACCCCGGACAGCGGCAGTGCGGGGTGGAGGACGGCGCCAGTCAGCGCGTGCTGCGTGAAAAAGCGCCAGCGCCCCATCAGATGGCGCCCTCGGTGAACTCCACGTCGATGATGAAGCTGGTGGCGCCGTCCACGCCGATCTTCCCCGCGTTGGAGGACCGGGTCCGCATGCGGGCCTTGAAGGCCTGGTTGGTGCCGCGCATCGCGGCGCCCGCAGTGGTGGTGAGGCTGATCGTCTCGGCCATCACCAGGGAGGGGACGCGGCGGGCGGCGGAGCCCTGGTTGTCGTCGATGGAGACCCACTGGGCGGCCTCTTCGGTGCCCAGCATAAAACGGAAGCCGCCGAACACGTTGCCGTCGACCAGGCGTATGCCGCCGGCGGAGAAAACGACCTTTGCGGAGGCGGCCCAGGCGGGGATCGCGATGGTCGCCATGGTCAGGTTGGGGTGGGTCTTCCACGTCTCCGAGGTGCCGGAGATCTCCACCAGCGGGTCGGACGCGTAGTACGGGTACAGGATGCGTTCGCGGCGCGGGTTGGCGACCTTCCGCAGGTCCACGATCATCGCGGCGGTGATGGTCGCGGTCGAGGCCGGGATGTCGATGCGGGCCAGCGGGATCGCCGAGTACCCGGAGGGCACCGTCGTCGCGGACGAGCCGACGTTGGTGACGACCTGCCAGTAGACGATCGGGTCCTCGGCCGGGTCGCGGGTGCCCTCGTAATCGGGGTCTTCGACGCGCAGGATCAGCATGTCGGAGCGCGGTGACCCGCCGGTGGCGGAGATCGACACGGTGTCGGAGCCGATGTTGTAGGCCGAGTAGTAGCCCTGGAACGTGTTCGCCTTCCCGGCGATGACGGCCGATCCGTCACTGATCTGGACGCCGGCGCCGGGCGTGGACAGGGCGGACACCTTCAGGTCCAGGCCGGTGGTGACGCCCTGGTTGTCCCGCGCCAGGTCTTTAATCATCATGCGGAACTGCTGGGCGGTGTGCTCGGCCCCGGTGGTTGCGATCGGGGTGCCGTTGAGCGCCATGACGGGCCTCCTACAGGGCCTTGTAGGCGGGCCACCAGGTGACGGCCAGCGTGGACGTGAGCGTGTTGTCGGTGGCGTTCCACCGAATCTCGTTGAGGCCCGGGGTGAGGACGAACTGGTCGATGCGGGAGACGGCGGTGAGGGGGGCGCCGCCGCCGTTCTCGCGCAGCACGGTGCGCCAGCCGGGCCGGGTGTCGATCTGCACCCACTCCCCGGCGGCCAGCGTCGTCTGCACGGTCAGCGTCCGGCCGGAGCCGACGTGGGTGATGGAGGGGTTGGCGCACGGCCCGTTGACCCGCAGAACGGGTGCGGTGGCCTTGGTGCCGTCGACCTGGATGTAGCCGGGGCGGGCGATTGCGGATGCGGCTCCGGCGATCGTGAACGGGAACTGCAGGGGGAAGGTCATGCCGCCCTCGGTGAGGCTGCCGAGCGGCATGGACGTCGTCTCCGCCTGGTCGGCGTAGTAGAGGTGGTCCTGCGCCTGGAACTCGATGTCGAGCGGCGCGTAGCCGAAGATGACCTGTTCCAGGTTGGGTTCGAACTTTCGCAGGCGGCCGCGGACGACGCGGGTGGTACGGCCGGGGAACTTCAGCCGCAGGTCCATGGTCGTGCCGGCCTGCCCGCGGACGGCGTCGGTGTCGGCGAGGTCCTGGAGGTCGGCGGCGATGTCGAGGACGCCGGGCACGTCCTCGACGACCTTGACGGCGGCGTCGATGCGGATGAGGCGGCCGGCGTAGTAGTCGGTGCCCAGCCAGGTGCCGTCCTCCCCGGGCGGGTCCACGTCGGCGGTGCGCAGCGGGGGCTGGCCGAGGCCTTCGACGGTTTTGATGGGGATGCTGGTGCCGCGTCCGATGAGGACGCCGCCGAGTTCGTGCTGGAAGTCGCTCAGCTCGATGGGTGTGCTCATCCGCGTGCCCCTACTCCGCCGCGGGCCAGGCGCCGCAGCTGGTAGCCCTGACGGCTGTCGATGTCGCGGGCCAGGTCGCGGTCGGACCGGCGGTCGCCGATGTGGTAGTGGTTCTCGCCGATCAGGGGGGCCTGCTGACGGATGATGATGATCTTTTCTTTGGTGGCGTCCCGCAGGCCCACGCCGAACCGTCCGGCGACGTCGGCCAGGACCGGCATCGCGGAGCTGCGCTTGTTCGCGCCGAGCGGGATGTACGCCTCGCCGCCGGTGGACGGCTCGGCGAAGGTGACGGCGCCGCCGCTGGTGGAGTAGATTCCGGAGCGGATCCCGCCGTCGGCGTACGCGAGGCCCTTGTTGGCCTTGCCCAGGTCGGACAGGAAGCGGGTGGCGCGGGTGCCGAGGCTCTTGCTGATCTGGCTCTTGGCCTTGTTGGCGACCGTGATGATCTCGTCTTCGCCCAGTGCGGTGGTCGCGGCGACGTCGTGCAGGCCGGTCTTGCTCGTCTTGATCGCGGCGATGATGGAGACCAGTTCGGACACCTCGTCGGCCGTCAGGGCCTTGTTCGCGGTCTTCGCTGCGTCGTTGGCCTTGGACGCCTTGCCCTTGTCCTTGACCGCGGCCGCGGCGAGGTCCTGCGCGGCCTGGTCGTTCTGGGCGGCCAACTGGGCGGCGAGGTCCCCGAAGCCTTCGGCGGCCAGCTTGGCCAGGTTGTCGCTGAACGTCTTGTTCAGCACGTTGGCCTTGCCCAACTGGCGGGTGTAGTCCTCGAGCGTGGCCTTGGCCGTCTTCTGCAGGTCCCGGAGCGCCTTGGACATGTCGTTGATGTACTTGGTGGAGCCGGTGGCCATTTTGTGGGCGAGTTTCATGCCGTCCTCGCCCATCGCGGCGAGGGCGTCGGCGACGTCCCCGCCGGCCCGGCGGGCGACGGCCTCGAGGTCCTTGTTCCAGGCGGTGGTGGCCTTCGCGGCGGACTTCAGCTTCTTCTCCACCGCGCCGATGTCGAAGTACTCGACCTCTTTGGTCTTCCACTTGCCCTTGACCTTGACCTTGACCTTCTTGGTCTTGTGGCCTGCCTGCCCGGCGTCGGAGGCGGAGTAGAGGGACCCGCTGGTGGGGTCGTAGCGCCAGTCGGTGACGTTGCCGTCGGCGTTCCAGTTGATGCCGCCCGGGTTGCCGCCCAGACGGCGGACGATCTCTTCGGTGATGGCGCGGGAGCGGGGCCGCTTGGAGGCGGCGAACGGAACGTAGCCCTCGCCCTGCGTCTCGGGCTCACCCCACACCCGCCACGATCCGCCGGGGGCGATCTGCGCGACGTGGTTCTCGGCGCCGCCAGCGAAGCGCTGTACGCCGCCGCGCTGGATGCCGCCGTTGGCGTAGTGGTCGACGATGCCGCCGTTGGAGTATCCGGCAAGGTTCTTGTTGGTTCGCGCGACGGTCGCTTCGACGTTGATGGTGTGCCGGACGGTGGTGAGCGTGACGGTTTTGCTGCGGATCCTGTCGATCGCGGCCTGGATGGCGCGGGCGGTCGCGCTGGCCCGGTCGATGACGCCTACGGGGACGTTCTTGCCCTTGACGCTGGACAGTTTCGCGATGAGCAGGTCGAGGTCGGCGCGAGCTCCCTGCGTCGGTGCGGTGATCTTGTATTCGCGGGTGCCGGGGATCAGCTTGATTTTGTAGCCGAGGTCCTCTAGTTCCCTCTTCGCGTCCTCGCCCAGAGCGTCAATCTTGATGGTCTTCTTGGTGGGCTGCGCTTTGAACTGGGCCTGCACCGCCATCAGTTCGGCGAGGGTGGAGTCGACGCCGTGGGTGGACAGCAGGATGGACACCTGTCCGGGGATCAGCCCCATGGAGTCGGCGACCCTCCCGGCCTGCGTCGCGGTCAGCCCGTACCCGCCCATCAGGTCGATGGCGGCCTTGCGGGACTTCTCCATCTCCGCGCGCGCGGCCGCCATCGACTCGGGCAGTCCCTTGCCCTGCGAGTCGGCAAAGTCGTAGGCGGCCACCGCCGCGGAGGCACTTCCGTCGGCGACGGTGTTGAGGGTGTTGAAGAGGTCCTGGCCGTTCTTGGTGGTGGTGTCGAGCTGCCCGTTGGTCTTCACCAGGGCTTTGCCGTAGCCGGCCGTGTGGTCGATGCCGTTCTTCATCGCCTCGTTGGCGTTGGAGATGGCCTCGTTCACCCGGGCCTGCGCGGCCTGCAGGGAGACGCTGCCGCCGGACAGCAGGTCCAGGGCTTCGCGCAGGGCGCGGGTACGGGTGTCGGCGTCGCCGGTCCTGTCGGCCAGCGCGCCGACGGCGGTCTTGAGCCGGTCGTAGGCGGTGACGCCGTTGCTGGCCCCGTTGACGCCTTCGTTGTAGTCGCGGGCGTCTGCGGCGGCTTTCTTGAAGTCACCGGACAGGCCGGACAGCCCTTGGCGCAGGTCGTCTGCTGCCTGGCCCTGTTTGTTGAGGGCATCGCCGCCGACACCGGACTCGGGGTCCAGAACCCAGTGGTGGTTCGCTGCGGCGACATCCTCGAGGTGTTTTTGCAGCTTGCCCAGGCTGGTGCCCTGGTTGGTGTAGGCGTCGACCAGTTCGGACATCGGGACTTTCGCGGTCCGCGCGAGGTCGACGAGGCGCTGCTGTCCGTCCAGCGTTGTTTTGATCTTCTGCTGCATCAGGTTCTCGGTGGCGATGGAGCGCACCGATTCGTTCACGACGCCGTTGGAGTCGCGTAGTGCCTGGGACAGGCTGCTGATCTGCTGCTGGTGCTCGGCGGCTGCCTGGGCGGCCTGCTGCTGCTTGGTGGCGAGGAAGCCGAGTCCGATGGTGGCGGCGGTGATGGCCAGGCCCCACGGTCCGCCGAGGGCGCCCATGAGGCCGCTGCCGAGTCCGCGGGCGGCGGTCCCGGCGGCTGCGCCGATCCCGCGCAGGGTGCCGGTGAAGCCGGTTCCGGCGGCTGCGGCGGTACGGAACGAGGCCCCCATCCGGCCGATGATCGGGACCCGGGCCTGGAGGACGGAGAGCGCTGCCCCGTACCGGGTCAGGGACACGCCGGCCGCGGCGGCCAGCGACCGCTGCACGGCCATCTGCCCGCTCAACGATCGGAAGGCACCGGTGACGCGTCCGGACACGGTGCCGGCGAGCGCTGCCATACGCGGCTGGATGCGGGAGGTCAGCATCGCGGCGAGGACGAACTGCTGGATCGGGCCGGGCAGCGCGCCGAACGCGGAGACCAGCGTGCCGACGAGGTGGCCGATCGGGCCCAGTACGACGGAGACCGCTGATACGGCGGCCATGACGAGGTCCAGGGCTCCCACGACGATGTCGAGGGTGGAGGCCACGGTGCTGCCCTCGCCGGTGAGGTCGCCGAAGGCGGACACGACGGGCTGGACGCCGTCGGCGAGGTTGCCGAGGACGTCCATGACCATCTTCCCGGCGTTGATGATCAGGTGGAAGAAGGCGGCGATGCCTTCGCCCGCGAGGTCCTTGAACGGCTCGGCCAGGCCTTCCGCGGAGTCCTTGATCCCGTCGAACTGGGCGCGGGCGGCCGCGAGAAGGTCGGGCCCGAACACGGAGCCCAGGTCGTTCATGTGCTTGAAAAACTGTTCGATCTTCGGGGTGGCGTCGGACAGGCCGGCAGTGATGCCGCGGGTGAGGAACTCCAGGCCGGGCGCCATGCCCTGGTAGATCGTCAGGCCGGTCTGCTTGGCCTGGGTCTTGAGCTGGAGCATGGCGCCGGCGAGGCCCTTGCCCTTGGCGGCGGCGATCTCGGAGGCGGCGCCGGTGTCGGACACCGCGGCCATCAGGTTGTCGAAGCTGTCGACGCCCTGGTGGGCGAGGGCGATGGCGCCGGACATGGCCGGCTTGCCCATGGACTTCTTGACGGCGGCCGCGAAGTCCTTCTGGCTCATCTTGTGCTGGGCGTGGGACAGGCCGTCGATGACGTAGCGCAGGCCTTTGAACTGCCCGGACGCAGACCACGCTTCGATGCCCATGGCCTTGAGGCCTTCGATCATCTGCGGGGTGGGGGCGGCCAGGTTGGCCATCATGCCGCGCAGTGTCGTACCGGCGGTCTGGCCGAGGATGCCGGCCTTGCCGAGCATGCCGACCGCGGACGCGGTCTCCTGCATGGTGACGCCGAGCCCGTGCGCGACCGGGCCCGCGTACTTCATGGCGTAGTAAATGTCGATAATGTCGCCGGATGCGGCATTTGCCGTAGCGGCGAGGGTGTCGGCGGCCTTGCCCGCCTGGTCGGCGCCCATGCCGAACTGGTCCATCATGTCGCCGAGATACTTCGCGCTGTCGGCGGCGTCTACCTGCGCGGCGGAGGCGAGGATCAGGCTGGCGCGGGTGGAGGAGATGGCCTGGTCGGTACGGAACCCGGCCTTGGCGAGTTCCACCATCGCCTCGGCGGCGTCCGCGGCGGTGGCGCCGGGGATGCTGAGGTCGTTGCCGAGCTGGTTGGCGGTCGCCCCTGCGCGCTGCATCTGCATGGCGGTCGCGCCGGTCGTCGCCCCGAACGCGTTCATCGACTGCTGGAGTTCGCCGCCCATCTTCAGCAGCTCGGCGCCGCCGATGACGAACGCCCCGCCGGTCAGCAGGTTGGCCAGGGACATGAGCTGGCGGCGGGCGTGCCCGGACTCGTCACCGATGCGGCGCAGGCCACGGACGCTGCCGCCGCCGACCCGGGCCAGGCGTGAGTCGGCGCGTCGGGCCGCGTCGGCCAGGCGCAGCAGGTCCCGGACCGCACCGTCGATCTGCCCGGACATGCGGGCGAGTTGCCGGGCGGTGGTGCGGGAGTGATCGCCCAGGGTGTTGACGTGCCGCTGGGCGCGCTGCGCGGCATCCCCGTAGCGGCCGAGGTGGCGGGCCGCGGCCTGGGCGCCCTCTCCCAGCCGGGTCAGGTTGCGGCCTGCCGTGCGGGCTTCGCGACCCAGGGTGCGCAGGTGCCGGGTCGCGGTGTCGGCGGCCTGCCCGAGTTCCTTGACCTCGGTCTTCGCGGTACGTGCGGCATTCCCGAGGCTGCGGGCGTGCTTCGCCGACGACTTCAGCGACTGGGCGAGATCATTACCGTGCCCGCGGATGTCCACGGACAAGTTCCAGTTGGCCACCGGTACGCCCCTCCCTCGCTGCTCGACTCGTGCGGTGTGCGGTTACCGGGCGCCGAGTTCGGCGGCCAGCTGCTGCGCTGCGTGGATGTGCGCGGGCAGCAGCAGGACCTTCAGGCCGCCCCCGGCCTGCCCGTCGGGGATCTCCTTCTGCCTCATGGCGATCTCCTCGCAGCCGAAGCAGTTGTGCGTGACGGCGATGTAGGAGTCCACGTATTCGCCGTTCTCGTCGACCCACTCCGATTCGCGGGTGCCGCACTGCGGGCACATCCCGCGCAGGTAGTCGGCGTAGGCGAGGGCCTTGTCCCGGTCGCCGGCCGACCAGGTGCCGTCGCCGAGGCCCCGGAACTGCGAGTACGGGATGCGGTACTCGCGGCACAGGGCCATCTCGGCGCGGAACCGTAGGTCATCGGTCAGCCTTTTCCCAGGTCGGCCCGGGTGGTGTTCTGCACCCCGTAGGCGGCGTTGAACATCGCGTTGGCCTCGGCAAGCGACCAGGACTCGAGGAGCTCGCGCGCTTCGGTCTCGGTCATACCGTCGACGGACGCGGCCGCGATCAGCGCGGCGGGGTATCCCTCGCCCCACTCCTTGCCGTCTTCGGATTCCGCCTCGGACGCCGGATGCGCCTTGAAGACGGCTTCGTAGGCCGGGCGGGGCAGGGCGCGGAAGCGGATGGCGATGGCGACCTGGTCGTAGGCGGCGTTCGCCTCGTCCCGCTCCCGGGTGGCGGTGGCGAGGTCGGCGGCCGCCTCAGCGTCCTTGGGGTGGGCCTTGGCGTAGTTCTCGGCCAGGTCGAACGCGCGGGCGGCCCGGTTGTGGCGGTCGCGGACGGCCTGGTCGTCGCAGATGACGAAGGTGGTCTCGGCGAGCGACCGGTTGCGGAGCCGGTTCATCTTGGCGGACCAGTGCGCGTCGGCGGCCACAGCCTGCGCGGGCGGCTCGGGGGTGGCGGTCTGCCGGGTTCGGGTGGTGGTCATGGCGGGTGGGTCCTCCGGTTCGGGAAGGGGACCCGGCCGGGCGCCGATGGGCGCCCCTTCCCGAACGCGTCGGGGCCCGGCCGGGCGTAGAGGGGGTGTTGCGGTCCGGCTGGGGTCAGCCGCCCGGCGTGGTCGTGGAGACCGTGACGGTCGGTGTGGTGCCGCCGGTCAGGGTCGCGGTCGCGGTCATCTGCGGGACGTCGGCGCCGTCGTAGGCGCCACCGAACGTGACGACGACCGGGGTTCCCGGGTGCGGGCCGCCGGTGCAGACGACGTCGCCGGACGCGATGTTCGACAGCGCCTCGAGCGCGGACTGCACGGCGGACGCGGCAGCGTTGTACACGATGGCCGCGGTGGTCTGCCCGGAGAAGGTCAGCGTGTACGAGCCACCGGTGGGGGTGCCGGTGATCGTGATCGTCTGGACCTCGTCCGTGCCCGCGGCGGGCACCGGTGCGCCCTGGAGCGGCCGGCTCGTGATGGAGCAGGTGGCCATGAACTTGGCGGCCTCGTTGTCGGCGGTGTACTGCGGCGACTGGGAGGCGACCCGGATCGGGAAGACGTCCATCGAGTTGTTCGCGGGGACGTCGCCCTTACGCATGATCACGATGTAGGCGTTCGTGCCCTTCGCGAAAAGCTGCTCCAGGTCGGCGTCTTCCTCGTCCTCGTAGAACGTGAAGCTGCTGGAGTCGGCCTTGTCGCTGCCGGGGATGGTGGAGTCGTAGGTGTCCGCCATGTCCGGCGTGTCGATCTCGTTGTTGGCGACCGTCCACCCGTCCATCGCGGCGATGTAAGGGGAGAACTCGGTGCCGGCGGAGATCTCGCTGCGCGTGGGCAGCATGTCGTCGGACGCGATCGACGGCACGAAGAAGAACTTCGACGTACCGCGCCGCATGTACTTCTTCGGCTTGGCAAGCAGCATTCGTGGGCCCCTTGGTCCCGGGGCCTTCGAGGTCTGTGGGACCCGGCCCCTTACACGGTGTGTATGGGTGGCGGCCACCTGCCTGGTGGCGTCCGCGTGGGGTCCCGCCGCGGTGCGGTCATACAGCCCTGACCTTCGGTCAGGTGGAAGTCAGGTCGAACCTGAACCTGCTGGCACTGCTCATGATTCCATCGGCGGCGTCAGGTGTTCCCCCCGCTTCGACCTCGGCGGCCCGGCCGATGACCCTGGCGCCGGACACGGCCAGGGCGTGAAGCCACGCGCGGGTGACCGGGTTGCGGCCGAGGAGGACTTCGCGGGCGGTGTCGGCCAGCCACTCCATCTGGTCCTGGGTGCCGTGCGAGTCCGGGGCGGCCAGGTCGCGGGCGGAGATGCAGTTGACCTGGTAGATGAGGCTGCAGTCCTCGTTCAGGTCCGAAAACGGCGCTCCGGAGGTCTGCCGGTCGATGAAGTGCAGGATGTAGTACTCGGTCGGGTTCCCGTCCGGGATCACGCCCTCCCCGACCGGCTTCCCGGTGCCGGTGGCGAGCAGGGTGACGAGCGCGTTGGTGACCAGCCGCGTTTTGATCACAGCAGGACCTCCGCGAGGGCGAGGCGCATCGTCGCCATCAGCGTGGCCTCGATGAACGGCAGGGCCGGCTGGACGTGCGGGAACGGCGGCTGGTTGTAGTTGCGGCCGATGCTGTCCATGCCGACGAAGCCGAACTCGAGGCGTCGGCCCTGGGGCGCGTTGGTGCCCAGGGTGCAGATCGCCCCGTGGGGAATCCTTCGGGTGTCGGTCTGCCAACTGTTGCGGTAGGCGCCGGTGATGACGTTCGGTCCGGGCCGGCCGGAGGCGTTGCCCCGGATCCTGGCCTGCCCGAGCGTGCCGGTGTGCTCGACGGCGTGCGCGATGGCCGGGCCGACCTTCTTCGCGGCGAGCTCGAGCTTGGCGGCCAGTTCATCCGGGGTCACAACGGTGCTCCGGGGGCCTGGTTCTGGTCCAGCGGGGTGATGCGGACGACTTCGGTGGTGGCGGCGCGGGACGGGTCCTGGCACGTCCACGTGCGGCCGATCAGAGCCGTGTTGGCGGGGTCATGGACCTGGACGACGGTGACAATGGCGTCCTTGGGCACGATGGGCGCCTCGAGCGGCGTCATCAGCCGGTACCTGGACTTGGTCTCCTGCACCCACGGCTGGAGCGCGCCGGGTGTCGCGGAGATCTCCGACTGCGCGGTCCCGCCCTGCACAGCCCCCGGCCCCTCGTACAGGATCTCCCCGTCCGGACGGGCCAGCTTGCCCGTGACCTCGTCGAGGACGGGCTTGCCGGTTGCAGGCAGTTCGACCCGCACGGTGTCCAGGAGCAGGTTCTTGCCCACCCAGGCGCGTACGCCGGCGAGGGCTGCGTCCAGTCCGGGCATCAGGTCCTCCCCTGCGCCCACTCGGCGAGCTGCTTGAGGATCGCCTCGGTGACGCCCGTCTTCCCGTCCTCGAGGTCCATGCGGTCCAGCGCGGCACGTTGCACGGCCGCCGGGTCCAAGCCGAGGACGAATTCGGCGATGGCGGCGCCAGTGTCCTGCTGGACGGCGACCGCCACCCGGGACAGGCCTTCGAACGCGACGTGGTCGGCCTGCCGGATGTGCAGGACCAGCATGGGCAGGGAGTCGGCGATGGAGTGCTCGAGCTGGTAGCCGACGACCTGTCCGGCTGGCAGTGGGGTGCCGTC